GTCCATTTGCTGAATCTGCATGGCTTGACGCAGTTCAAGGTTTTCCTTGACAAGCGAAGCAGTGGCATCTTGCATGTTGCTCCAGCCCTGCATCATATTCCATGCCACCTCCTTGAGCTTATCAATGTCGTTACATTCGTCCAATGCTTTCTTATTGGCGACAAGGGCAAAGTCCCTTTCCATGCTCCGTTCAAAAGGCCCCATTTCAGCAATGTAGTCGCGTCCGTTGTAGCTTAATGCTACTGGAATGGAAAACATTCTTGACATAGGGCTCCCGTCGTTTGCTTTAGCCTAGCGATGCAGAGAAATGGCAGGCAGTTTGTTTACGCAGTGGACGATGGAAGGAAAGCCGAAAAGCTTGGTACGGCTTCCTTCAGAGCCCTCCCGAAAACGCCAGCGTCCCACACTTGGGAAGTTGGGCAAACCGTCGTGTATGTGCAGCCCACTGCTGCGGGATGGATGCCCACGAGCCTCTTGGGCACCATTGCTGCCATCGTGAAAGACGGAAGACAAAGCAAAGCCCGCATCGTTTGGCACGCTGAAACGAAGCTGGCGCCTATTATTGGCTTCCAGAGGCTTCGTCCCTTCCTCTTGATTCATGACTTTATCTCCAACACAAGACGACTCGCTCAAGGTGGTCAGCAAAGTCATCGCTGAAATCCTTGTTGCCTTTGGCTTGATTTGCCTGCGTTCATGGCTATTAAGCATTTGCGTGGGCTGGATTTTCCCAGGATTCATCCTTGGCTTTTGGCAGTGGGTGCTAATTGCCATCACTATTCGCATGCTTATTTGGCCCACTAATTACAACAACAAATGACCCGCTCTCCACTCCAGGCTATTGATCCCCTCTGTGACGGTATTAGCTTTGTCAGGCTCATCGATTGGATGGGAACTTCGCTTGACATCGTTTGTGATGCGCGGCAAAGTTTCGATCAAGCCTCTCTTGAATGGACTGATAAAGATCAGAAACTTCTTAACTATTTGGTGAAGCATCAGCACACTAGCCCCTTCAGGGGCGTTGTCACAAAATGGCAAGTGAAAGCTCCGCTGTTTATTGCTCGTCAATGGTGGAAGCATGTTATTGGTGGCACGTATGCCAATGACCAACTTGGCTGGAATGAAAAAAGCTTCCGCTATTGCGAAGCCGACGACGAGACGTACTACATGCCTCGTGAATTTAGGCAGCAAAGCGCCAGCAACAAACAAGCTTCTGCTGGCCCCTTAGAGCCCTCTATGAACAAAATGGCGATGATCGAATATGCCAAGGCGCTAGAGCAAGCTAAGCAGGCTTACAGGGCTCTTCTGACGCTAGGCGTGAGCAAAGAGCAGGCTCGTGGAATCATGCCAATGAGCGCATATACGCAATTCACTTGGACCTGTAGCTTGCAAGCCCTTCTGCATTTCTTGTCATTGCGCGACAAGCCAGATGCACAAGGCGAAATTCAATGCTACGCTCAAGCACTGGCCACACTGGCCCGTCCTCTCTTTAAAGAAGCCTTTCAAGCATTCGAGGAAAATGGCAATGCCTTTTGAACAAGCTCCTGAAGCTTTCCATCCAGTGGAACGCCCCAAGCACTATGCATTTGGTGGCATTGAAGCCATTGAAGGCATTGAAGCCAGCATGAGCACTGAAGCCTATCGCGGCTTTTGTAAAGGCAACGTACTCAAGTATGTTTGGCGCTATGAAAGTAAAAATGGTCTTGAAGATTTAGAGAAAGCCAAGTGGTATCTCAATCAGCTTATTTTTGCGCTTGAAACTGATCAAGAGCGTGAAGCTCTAGCTGCCATTGAAAATAATGTGGACAATGGCTGTAAGGATGGCTTCTGTCCAATGCCAGGCATTCGCTACGATCTTCCTGGTAAGCAAGTGCTATTTGATCCCGTAGATAAAGCCTAAGCTGCCTGCCATTCTGTATAACAAAAGCCCCCAGAAATGGGGGCTTCTTCTTTTGACGGTGGAATGTAATAATCACGCTCCTCTGCGAATGCTTCAATATCCTGCAAAGAAGTGTGGGCGCTAACAAAGCTATTGTGATGCACCCATGCAAGAAGAAGCTCTTCTCGCTTCTCAGTCCAGAAACGCTGTGGACGCCACCATTCAAAAATAGGCTCAGCTCCTTTTAGTAAATTACACGCTTGACAACTTGGCACTAAATTATATTTTGCAAAATGAGGCCCACCCTTGCTTTTAGGCACAATATGGTCAATCGTTAGCTTTTGATCCCATCGCCCGCAATATGCACAGGCGCATTGTCCAAGAGGACCACGTAGCGGATAGTCTTCAAAAATGCTCTTGCGAAATCTGCGTCTTGCGTCTCCAGGGCGAAGTTCAATGAGAGAATAAAGCAGCTCATCGGGACCATTCGCTCTTCGCATGGCACTATTTACTTTTTCTGGAAATAATCTAACGGGCCTTTAGAGAGTAGTGCGCGTTCGCTAATATAAAAATTGCAGGAAATCTCCATGGACTCCTTTAAAGAAGGCATGGCCAATTTTGTGGCCACTATCACGGCTGGCATGCTTCTTTCCACTGGGGCCATGCTTATCACTGTTGGCAATCAACAAGCCAAAGTGGCAGTGCAAATTGAAAGCATTACGGAAAAGCTTAGTGCTTTAACGGATAAGATGAGTGACATTGAAACAAGAGTGCGTAGTTTAGAAATTAAGCGCTAGGCTTTAAGAAACCCTCCTGGGAGGAAATCATGGGCGGCATTGAATGGTTTGTGGTTGGTGGCATTCTTGTTGCTGCTGCCGATCAAATTATCGAACGCACTCCTTATAAAGAAAACAACATCCTGCAATTGATCATGACTGGCCTTAAGGCAGTCTTCCGTGTGAAGGGCTGAAAGACTAGAGCCATTTCCAGTTTTCTCTGTTGATGATTTTTGCAATCGCGGTATCGCCTACGCTATAGCGAGCCGCGATTTCTTTGCACGTTAAGCCTTGCTCGTACAGCTCGCGAACTTCAATAACATCAGCCTCTTTTAGTTTGGCTTTGTGATGCTTTTCGCCAATAATGATAGTGCCGTCCCTCCACTTGTCTTTAATATTTTGAGCGGGAGTTCCATAGTATAAATTTCCAACGCTATTGTCTTCTTTTCCATTGGGACCATGCAGAACCCATTTGTCCTTTGGCTTAGGCCCAAGAAACACCAATGCTACTAGTTGATGAATTCTAGTGTTTTTAAATTTATCACCCTCAGTTTGTGCTATTAAGACTTGCGCATAGCCGTCTTTGTCAAGTCCAGGTTTTAATATTTTCTCTGGCACAGTCCGATAGGCCCGTTTCCCTTGTCGGATGCCACAAGAGACGACTCGTCTTAGGCTTTTGACACGCCCAAGATTGCTAACTTCGTAACGACCTTCAGCGCCTGGCACTGGGCGCCATTCTTCTGCGATAATGTCCATGGTTGCTCGATTAGGCGAGTGATCCACGGGTTCGGTGACTGCAATCACGCGGACCCACAAAAATCATAACAGCTAGACTTTATGAATAGAGGATCTAGCCATGGAAATCCCCAACACATGGAAAGGAGTTCAAGATCATGCCAAGAGAGTCGGAGCCAGATTCCCTGAACTAGTGGCAGCCCAATGGGCGCTTGAGAGTGGCTTTGGCAAGCATTTTTCTGGGCAATGGAATGCGTTCGGCCTAAAGGGGAGTGGCACCACTACTACCACGCAAGAATGGTACGACGGTCAATGGGTGACAATTAAGGCAGGGTTTATTGATTTCCCTAGCCTTGCTGCTTGCATTGAATATCTTGTAACCCGCTGGTACAAAGATTATCGTCAATTTAAGGGCGTGAACAATGCGCCTAATCGCTATGCGGCAGCACGCATGCTCAAGGAACAAAGCTATGCAACGGATCCCGATTATCCTGCAAAGCTTTCTAAACTCATGAAAGAATATGCCCCAGAAACCACGCAATTTACTATGATTGGCCCCAAGAAGCGTCCTCAAGACTTTGGCTTTAAACCTGGCGATTCGCATTTGGTTGTGAACGATGCAGTGGAAACCATGAAAGCTTTTTCCTATGAAGGAAAACTATTGTGGGAAATCCCTTGCCTTGCTCGTGGGCAATATAGTGACTTTGAATGGCGCATCCAAAACAGTGATTGTCCTCCAGGTCTGTACAAGCTAGGCACGATTTATCGAGATTATGACAGAGTAGGCGACAAACCTGCCTATGATCGTACGCTTATGGCTTATGGCTGGTACAGTTTTGACATGATTGATCTAGAGGGGCAAGAAAGGGATAATGGGCGTGCAGGGATCATGCTTCATGGCGGATCTAGTGCACTTGGGTGGCCAGGCGCGTGGGCTCCAAATCAAAAACTAATGCCAACAATGGGTTGTTGTCGTGCTCGTAATATTGATTTGCGCGATAAAATTTTGCCACTAACAGACAAGGGAGCTGTCTTTATTAGCGTTTTCCAAGAAGGTTAAATATGCTTCCAACGTTCTCGCCTAATAATTTTCCCTATAGTCTGTATGTCAACCCCGTATTCATCTGCCAACTGCCTGCTATTTGATTTAGTTTTTGAGTAGCGAATATATTTAGCTCGTATTTCTAGTACTTGCTTCTCCGTGAGCCGAGCTTGGTGGTTCTTTGAGCCCCACAAAACGGTGCCGTGCCTATATTTGTCTTTTGTATTTTCCTTGGGCGTATCCCAGCGCAAATTATCAATTCGATTATTGAGCGAATTACCGTCACAATGACAACACTCCATTCCGCTGGGGCGGAGACAGCCAAAAGCTTCGAGCACTAAATGCGCTACATATCGCGTATTATTTTTACTACCATCCTTTAATGGTAATCCAACCATCGCGTATTGTCCATACTTGTTCTTTCTGATACAAATAGACAGGATTTTGCCTTTAAACCTTTTGAGTAGACCATTCTTGTCTCGCGAAGCTCGGTCAAGGCTCCTGACCCGACCGAAGCTGCTCACCTCGTAAAGCCCCTCGTAACCAACGATGGGGCGCCATTCTTCTATCATGGACATGATGCCTACCTCCTTTAGGTATCCGTGGGCAGGGAATTGCAGTTCCGCTGCCCTTTTATCTTAGACGATGCTCAAAGAGAAAATGAAGACCTTTAAAGAAAACCGCTCTCTTTCCAGTTTAGAAGCGCCCTAAGGCGCTTCCATTTAGCTAGCTCCTTCTCGTGATAATCTTCCCAGCTAGCAATGGCATCGCTTAGCCCCTTGGCGGCAATAGAAGGATCATCATCAGTGAGAAGCTCTTGAAGAGCGTCAGAGATGTGATCTACTTGCTGTTTATACCACTGGTCCTTAAAAGCATCCATTGAAGGAAAGGCAAGACTCCTTAGTTTAACTGGTCAAACTACTTCCACCCAGCCAATCATGCCTAAAGCCTTGGCGCTTAAGCTGCTGTCCACAGTAAGAATCAAAGTGTCGCTAACGCCAGAGGCGTTTTGCCCTAGCGCTAAGCGAATAGCTTCTGCCACTGCATAGTTATTAGCACTGCCTTGGCTGACAAAGCCTGAGTCAATCACGGTGCCTCCAGAAGCAGTGCCACTGGTCGTCACTTCCACATTTCCCCTGCCATTGTTGGCAGCGCTCCAAGTTACGCCAGAAAGCGTAGGATTCAGCCGTAATCTCCATAACACCACATCGCTAGACGCAGTAGTAGTAGAAATTCTCACGGGAAGGATGACATTGCCAGTGCGACCACTAGCCATGCGAATACCAGCAGTAATGCGCTCTCCAGAAGCATTAGATACAGTTGAAAGATCGTGCCCAACTGAATAAATGGCGCCATCTGGCTCGTAGCCGCCTTCGCTTAAAAGGCTGCAACACACGTGCTTCATCGTTGCAGAAGAAGCTTGAGCCGTTGCATTATGAATGCGATATGACAATGGCAAAATAGCTGTTGTCATATAAACGCTGTCCAATGCATTGAAATGTTCAAACTCATGGCAATACACTATTTCTCCATCAATAACAAAACCACACCGAACACGCCCCACGCCAAGCCATTCCAGATCAGCAGTAAAGATTTGTGCTTTTGAAAAATCAAGAGAAGAGAGCGTATTAATATTCCAATCGCTTTGATTTACTGCATTTTCATTGATAGTGCCAGAAGCGTAGCTTCTAATGACAAACTGCACCGTGGTACCACTGGCGCGTAGCATCACGCCATTCTGGTCGTTGAAAATTCCCACTTCCTGAATGAGGCCAGAAGCAAGCGGAGCTCCTACAAAGCTTTGCAAAAGCATCATGCTTTTGCCTGCTTGGTAAGGAAAGTTCTGCTTAGTGCGACGAAGAACAGTATCTCCCGATGCAGTGGTGGCACTCATCGCAACACTGCTTTGATGCGTCAAAAATGTAGAAGTGCCGCTACCAACAATACTGTCAAACCATTGATCAGGACGCTTGTCATAGCGCATTGTGCTATCAAAAAGCGTATAAGGAGCACTGGTACGCTGTCTTCCAAAAGCATCTACAGCCCCACTATCTGGTCCTTTTTGTAAAATCTTTCCACGATAGTCGGCTTCAATATGAGTTTCAAACTGTTCGCCACCTGCAATAATTTGTCCCATGACAATTCTGCCTTTCTTTTATTGTAGGAGCAAAAAGAAAGGGCCTTTCGGCCCCTTCGCTTATTTACCTTGTCCGCGCATTTTCTTGCGTCCATGACTCGGTTTGCTGTTTTTACCTTGTCCCTGGGCAGATTTTTTAGGTTTGCCAGGCGTAAACAGCTTTTGTCCACTGATGCCAATCTTTGATTTTGCCGCCATGGAAGGACGATGAAAATAAAAGCTTAGCTAGCCCAAGGCAGACCAGTGCCAGTGGTGGGAGTTTTCTGCTGATCAATTTGAGCCTGGAGAGCGTCGCAAATTTCTTGCACCTTCTCCTCGCCAAATTTTTCCTTCAGCCAATCAATGACAATTTCAGGCGTAAGATCCGCGTAGGGAATCATTTCATCTTCATCGGGAGCTTCAAGCCCGAGACTGCCATATGCAGACGAACGATAAGCGCCATCAAAAGCTTCAATGGTGTAGTGAACAGTCATGACGATTCCGTCAGAAAGGGCTCGCTCCATCTGAGCGATGTTCCAAGTGAATTCAGTGGCCATGATCAATCAATTAGTCTTAGTTAGTTTAAGCGATGAAAAAGAAAAGGGACGGTGGAATGCCGCCCCTTGTTTTTTTTAGTGAGTAAAACTACTAACTCAAGCGATAGGTCACGAACGTATTCGCTGCTGTACGCCGTGAGGCAAAGCGACCAGATGCGCCAGCCGCAACAGTGGTGCTGCCAACAATGGTGTGACCAGTGCCCGCACCGATGGTGCAGGTGCCGGAGCCCGTATTGATCACAGACCATTCAAAGGTCATGTTGGTGTAGATGCCGTTGAAGCCACCCTCGGTAAGGGTTCCGGTGGGGAGGGTGAGTGTGGCAGCAGCACCGGTGTACTGAATGATGCCAGTTTTCAGCTCAGCCACCGTCAGGGTTGCGGCGGCGCTCTTACTGGTGACATCGGGCTGGTTGTAGGCAATCACCCGGTCGTTGGTGATGCGGAGAGCTTCGGTGGGCGAGGAGGCACCGTCCAAGGTGACCGACAGCACAAGCCTGCCCGGCATGTCGTTGAGGCCGGGGGTGCCGTCTACAAAACACTGAATACGAGCTGCCGGAGTAGCAAGATCCGTGCCATCATCACCATTGAAAACCAATTGCCCCAACTCATCACCATTTTGAACAATCGTTCCAGCGGCGACTGTCGCGTTTCTGCTCTTGGCCAGTATTAACTGACCTGCGGTTGCATCGGTATTAAATCTTGCTATAGACAGTGACGCGCCATTGTTGGTGGCGGTGCTGTGTAGTTCAACGCCTGCAGTTACGCCATTGGTGCTGATTGCACTAGACGTGCCAATTAACAACCTGCCGGAGCTGTCGATGCGTGCGCGTTCACTGCCTGAAACCCGAAATCTGTGCGAATCAGACGTAATAAGAAAAGAGTTGTCACTGCTGTTGTTAGCCCTTAAATCAATAGATCCTCCATCTCCATAAATAGCCGCACTAGCACCCGCGGCAATATCAGTAAGAAAAAGGTTTGCAAAAGTTGCGCCTGCAATATCTAAATTTGCTCCAGGACTCGTGGTGCCGATTCCTACGCGGCCTGAGCTGTCGATGCGGGCGCGTTCTGCACCACCAGCATCACTGTAGAAAACAAGATTATCTGAAGTATCGTTGTATATTGCCCAGTCGTTAGAACCAGCGCGTCCAAACCGAAATACAGCGTTTCCGGATGGGGGATTGATCCGAATGTCTCCTGCGGTTTCAAGGATGTAGCCAGGACTCGTAGTGCCAATCCCTACGTTTCCTCCTGATGTAATCCTCATCCTCTCCGTCGGGCTGCTCGCTCCGTCGGCGGTGGTCGAAAAGACAAGCCTGCCCGGCATGTCGTTAGTGCCAGGGGTGCCGTCTACTTCGGCGGAAATACGTGCGGCTTGAATTGCTGCTGAGCCATCAGTACCATAAAAATAAAGCCTGCCTAAAATATCTCCCGAGTTGACAAGTGTTACCGCTCCGGCGCTAGTCCCCCTTGACTTGCAAAACCTAAACTCCGGGGCGCCAGTATCGGCCCTGTTATGAGTAAGGCTTATTGATGCAGATTGATAATTTGTAGTCCCCTCAAGCTGAAGTCCACTTGCATAACCATCTGCTGTACGGCTAGTAGACGTGCCAACTAACAGCCTGCCGGAGCTGTCGACGCGGGCGCGTTCGTCAGTGCTGCCTTGCTTAAAAATAATTGCGTTTGTTGACGCGCCAGACTGAATAGTTATTGGATAGCCAGAGAAGAAGCGCGTGCCAACGGTAGCCCTTGTGTCGTAGGCAAGATCTACGCCACCATAAACAGTTGAGTCTGTGTTAAAGGTAAAGTTAAGAGCGCCAGTGGTTCCAGTGGTACCTGCTTTAATTTTTAGTGTTGCATCGGTAGCGTCCAGAATCGCATTGCCCGCCACTTCAAGGGCTTCGCTAGGGCTCGTAGTGCCAATCCCTACGCGGCCAGCGTTAGGGCATAAAGCTAGGTTGTAAGAAGTACCTGTGCCATGTCCTTGAATTGTTGGTATTCCATTGGACTGACCAATAGCTAAAGATGCAGTTCCTGATTGAAAATTAACGTCGTACGAACTGTAATTAGGGGTTGAGCCTGTGTAGTCTCTGGATCCAGTGGTATGTAGCAAAGAGCCAGGCGCACTAGTCCCCAGACCTAGCTTCCCGTCCGATGTGATGCGGAGGCGTTCAGCGTTATTTGTGCCAAATAACAGTGAGTTATCTGAGTGGTTGTATTGAATAGTACCTACTGTTGATGAAGCTGTATCTCCAAAGTAAATAGACGCTGCTCCGCTATCCGCCGTAGAAACAGTGATCGCGGCATTGCCCGCCCTCTCAAATTGTGCAACTGAAGCACTAGTAGCTGCTGCCGCTGATGCACTCGATTCTAAAACGTGGAGTTTATCATTTGGATTTCCAACACCAACCCCAACACTTCCGCTCGCATCAACAAACAACCGCCCAGTGCCATTAGTCGAGATGGCTACGTTATTTGCTGATGGCAAATAAACGCCATTTGTCGGAACAGTGCTACTAGAAGGAATCAGCGCTGCTCCAGTGACATTACCCGTAGTAACGACATTCTGCCCGCCAAAATCAGGGCTAATTTTTGTACCAGCAATCGCGGCACTAGCATTTACATCCGCATTAACAATGGTGCCATCAACAATGTTGGCACTGGCTACTGTCACCCCACTAGGCAATGCTCCAGAACCAAGCTTGCTCGGAGCAATCGCAGCACTTGCATTGATATCCGCATCGACAATAGTATCATTAGCAATCATCGTGCTGGTAACACTACCAGTATCGCCAGTGGTAATTACAGTGCCAGTGACATTGGGGAAAGTAATGGTGCGATCAGCAGTGGGATTAGTCACTGCTATTGTTGTTTCAAAGCTATCGTCCGAACTTCCTTCAAAAACAAGGCTGCCACTAGGGCTAATTAAAAGCTCTCCAGTGAGAGTGCCGCCAGACTTGGGCAGTGCAGCATTAGCAAGATCATAAGCGCTCTTCACTGCAGTAGAAGAAGCGATGGTGGTAGAGCTTGTAGTGCTAGTTGAATCACTAAGCTTGCTCTGTAAACCAGCAGAAGTGACGGCCCTCACTGCGTCACTGCCAGCTTGCGTTTCAGCATTAGTAGCAAGTTCAACTAAACCAACAGTGCTAGTTGTGCCAGAAGGCGTAAGATTAACAAAAGCGCTGCCAGTGTAATAATTAAGACCAGGCGTTGTCAGGCTATTATCCACCCACAGTTCGCCCGTTGAATTGCCAGCGCTGCCAGCGGGACTTGCATTGGGAGCGCTAGTTCCCACATGGGCAGGGCCAACTTTCACTACATTTCCTGCACTGTCCTTAAAGAACATTGCAGGAGTGCCAGAAGCAGTATTGATGGCAATTTGTCCGTCTGCAAGCCCCGAAGCAGTAGGGCGCTTATTAGCAGTGGACGAACGAAGATGCTTAAGAATGGAAGCCATAGCAATGGAAGCCGAGCCAAAATGGCGGCATTAACATTGCCTCATTCTAAAGCTAAGTATATTCGCCTTCGTCTATTTCAGCATTTGTGTCGTTGATAATATGATCTATGTCGGACCATGCAGTGTAATAAAAAGCTTTGCTTGTTTTTACCAACACTTGACCGTAGTCACCATAAGGAGGAATTTCTTTTCCTGCATAGACAAATTTGTCGTGCATTTACTTTCTCCTTGCATGATGATCAGTACGAACCATCATC